CACATCAGAAGAACGACAGGTTAATCTAGGCTGCTGTACAGAAAATGTCACCGTTCCACCGACATCTTCAAAAACATGATCCGCGTCAAAGATCGCGGTAAACGTCGTTGACGCACCGAATAAAGGAGCAAAAGTGATTTTCTGACCAAAGTCGGCCAGCATAGTGGAGCGGAATACATCCGTCTCTACAGCCATTATTCATCCTCAGGCTTTGCCTTAGGTGGACGACCACGACGCTTAGGCTGCTCCTCAGAGTCTTCCAGAGCGACAGCGCGGTTTTCCTTCTTGGGCTCTTCATGGTGCGGCGCCAAGCGATCAATTGCCATTAAGTCTTTCGCAAGCTGATCAGTTAAGTCAGAAACGACATCCCCAACTTTGTAACGTGTACCTTTGATTATGCAGTCTCTAATTACTTCGTATTTCATAAAACCTCCTAAAAGGTAACCCGCCCCGTAGGGCGGGTCATACTACTTACTGGTCGTCGTTACCGAGACAGAAGCTAACAGCGTTACGTACAGCAACGTCGATAGTCTGGAACGCTACGATGCGAACAGAACCTGTAGTTGACAGGCTGAATGGGTCAACGGTGATGTCTACGCCGGCACCCCACATTCCAACGAGCAAATCAGAGAAGTTACCGAAGAACATATCGCCAGCAGTACACTGGTTAGATACGATTGCGCGGTAACCGTTGATTGTGCCGCCAGGCTCAACAACGAACTGAGCAGTGCCAGTTGCTTTCTCAGTTGTCTTCAAGCCGCCGTACATTGCCGCTGGCAGGATGTAAGCAAGGTTACCTACGAGTGCGTTATCTTCCGCAACCGCAGTTTCCATGTCTACGACCTTAGCGTATGAAGGTACGAGGATAGGTGAAGTACCGAAGTCAACAGTGTTGATTCCAGATGTGTTCTTGATGCCTGTAGGCTGGCCGGAAGAGCCAGAACCTTGCAGAGCAGCCAAGTCAACAGCAAGAGCCAAAGACTGTGCTAGGTCATCACGTACCAATGCTTCCGCATCAAGAGAGCTCTGCTGACGAAGCTGACGAGTGATGTCAGTAAACGCAGCAAGCTGACGTGGAACCATGCTTACAGAAGTAGTTGTCATCTCTGACTCAGAAGCCGCATTGCCTTCAGTAGCAATCCATGCCGCAGAAGCTGAAGTAGCCTTCTTAGGAATCGCTACATCTGCGCTCAAACCTGTCAGCATACGAGCGCCAGCTTGCATGACTGAAGATGAGTTGCGGAGTACGTCGATGAACTCACCGCCACGGAAGTCATCTGAGAACAGATCTGACTCATCCGCTGAGTTCAGGTCACGCTGGCTTAGTACCTGATAAGGAACCATAAGACCTTGTGGGTCTTTGCCAGAACGCTTAGCAGTTGCTTCTGATACCTCGAACTCAAAAGCAGCAGCTTCGCGAGCGCGACGGTCAGATGGGTTAGCAAGAGCGTTGACTACGTTGAACAAAGAGAAGCGCTTAACTTCTTTCTGCGTCAAACCGATGTCGGTTGACTCGAGGGGCTTAGTGCCAATCTTATCAAGTACAAGACCCTGAACTTCTGCATACGAACGGCCTTCAACAATTGCTTGCTGGCCGAGGTCTGCTAGGTTGTGCTTAGTGGTCAATGCCATGATTTGAGCGGCATCACGTTGTGCGGTTTTCTTGGCTTCTGCCTCAACCGCTGCAATATCAACTTCAGACATTACGTCCTCCTTAAAGTTGGTTTTGATTGAAGGTTGGGTAGAAGCTTCATTTGAACGACCGACGCCGACCCGGTCAGATTGGTCAGCGGGGATGCTTACAAGCGAGGCTTCTAGGGGCTTCCATGACTTGGCTACATAAGTGTCCTTGTCACTTCGCTCCATTTTCTTAACGGAGTAACCAATAGAAATATTGGCTTTTATACCGTCTACTACATCGTCAAAAGCCTCTCTAGCAAGTGCGCCTTTTCCAAAGCGAACCGTCGCACGTAGTCTACGTGCCGAGCCATCAAGTTCTGCCGATTCTACGACGCCAACTTGCCTTTCTGGATCATGATCCAGTAGCAGCGGGGCGCGACCGCTATTAAGGAAGCTCATGTCGATTGCTTCCTCACTATGTTCTAACACTTCCATACCGTAAGAGCGCTCAACAGGCTCCTCGGATGAAATAGACATACGTACACGGCGAGTATCTTCTTCTACCGGCTTCGCGTCTAAGTGCATAGAGCGACGTTCAAGTTCTGCCGGAACCTCACGTTCAGCATCATGTCCTTCTCGCTCGTCATCTTCGTGACCAATGCGCTCGTCATCTTCGTGACCAATGCGCTCGTCATCTTCGTGACCGTCACGGTCCTCTGGCATAGATTTGGCATACGTGATGATATACGCTTCATCGGTCTCTTCTATGTTTTGAATGTGACGCTGCTCGCGGTCTTCTTGTCGAAGCTCAACGTCTTCTACTATCGCATTGCTCATTTCAATGTCCTCGTCTGCAAATGTCACGACTTCCTCGCATCTTCCCTTGGAAGACATGGGATGTCCAGATGGTAACAAATCTGTGTCATGCTTTCCGCTTCTAAATTTACCGTTTCTTAAAACGTAAAGGAATGAATTAACTCTGGCGTATGCCCATTGCTCGGGCGATTTCACACTGGGCCTTACCGAGCCAGGATTGGTCTTATATGCGCCAATACCGCGACGAAAAACTGCGCCTAAAGTGCGAGCATTGGTCCTCTTGCTGGCTACGTCGCCTACTTTCTCATTATGCTCTTTGGCTTTATTCGCAAGAGCCTTCTTAACGCTGCCGCTAATCTCTGCCCGGTCGTCTTCGTCCGCGGCTTCGACAGAACGGATAACTCTCTTGGCGAAGGTCTGCCCAGGATTACCACCCCAGAGTGCCCATGCGATTCGTCCAGCGGATGGGTACCCTTCTTCCCCTGGACTATATCCCTTACCGGCTTTATCAACTTCGTGTCGAGCAAAATAAGAATACATACGCTTGACAGTATCAATAGATAGCTCCCGCCCATTAGAGATATCGCGAGCGCGAGCAACACCGACTTCAGTACCGCCTCTACCGTGTTCTTTCCGCCATTCGAGACCACGCTTTGCCTCCGCTATCATTGCATCCGTGGGAGTCGTATTGATGTCCCGGCCTTTATACATCGCCATCGTCATCTCCGATTATTTCCGCGTCTACTTGAGCTTTTTCCGAACCATAAGGCTCGAGCGCGAACTGTATGCCAAACTGCTCAGCTAAGGCTTTATCGCGCTGTATCTGAGCGAATAGGTCTTCGACATCCTTACCATATTGCGAAGCAACGTCTTGTATAGACAGCACGCCATTCTTCATTCCGAGGATAGCCGCGTTCATTTCCTTGAGCGGGTCAACCCAACTCCAAGCACGACCTGTAAACGTAGATGCATTCAGGAAACGCTCGTACTGATTAGAGCCAATGCCGAATGACCGCAACTCCATCGCAGCATCGAGCCATGCCTCATATACCTTGTATACAAAGTGGTCAATCATGAACTGCTGAATGTCGCGGTAGAAATCTCGCTCCTCTAGCGCGCCTTGCCGGATAGAGCTATAGGATGTCGCCTCCAGGTCGTTAGATAGAGAGGTATAGGATATGCCTAGTCCGCTAGCGATGCCTTTCAATACTGACCTGTGGAAGCCATCAAACTCATTACTTGGGAACGTAGGCTCAAAGCTTTCTAGCGAGACACCCGTAGGAAGTTGATGGAAGGTTCCGGGCTCTGCATCCATGATAGGCGTGTGATTGTCGGTATCATCTGGCACAAACCCATCACCCGAGGGTGACGTAAAGAATCCCATCTTAGATGCACCGATACGAGCGTTAATCACTGCCGCCTCACGGAAGCCACCTAACTGCTTCATGGCTGGCATGACAGGAGACAACCAAGGCTCACCTCGAGTTTGTCCAGCGCGCAAAGGCATGAAGATGTGAATGACTTGCTCAGCAGGTATACGGATGTGTTTGCTCTTTCCCGTCATCATTGCGTAGTCATAATCACCCGGATGATAAGTGAGCTTGTGATAAGCAACCGGCCGCTTGTTTGCATCTAGCTCAACACCCATGCGGATCTCGTTACCACCAGGCAGCTTTTCATTCTTCTGCTCATCAATCTCATCGGGCTCAATAAACTGCAAAGCAAATGAGTCGTGATAGTCACGCCCACGATGCTTGATGATGAATACTTCTCCATCGCGTACTAGACTTTCAATAGCTAGCTTTTGTGCATCAACCCAAGATAACCGACCGTCAATCGTACAGTTGCCAGTGCGCCCCCACTTGGCGAACGCGCCTTCTACCGCCTGATTCCCAGGCAAGTCCAGCAAGCCATCTCCCCCCAGAGCCTTAACTTGTAAGCTGAACCCTCTAGCGCCAACTGCATTAGTCTTCATCAGATTTACATAGCGCTTGGCGTATTCATTGTTGCGACACAGGTCACGCGAGCGATTCCGTAAAGTCTTGATGACGGGACGTAACTCACTATCAGCAGAGCGCTGAGAGTCAAAAAAGTCTGCTAACAATCTGTTCTGGCCCGCTCCAGCGTAAGTACGCTTTAAAAAACGAGGCTTGTCTTCTTTCTTCTTACGTCCAAAGTCAAAAATGCCCATTAGAACCGTACCTTTATCGTTGCGCCATTACTCTTCCCACGCTTTAGTAGAGCTTCGTTGTCGTGCTTGACGATTTCTTTTCTGTAGTAATCACGGGCCTCAACGAGCTCAGTGAAACTCATTTTCGTAAGCGAACGTCCAGCAATAGAATAGTTAGAAACATCAGAGTCCGCCTTACCTGACAGCAGTGACTCAATCTTAGTGACCATAATCTCAGCGTGTATGCGAGGGTCAGCTTGATTACTGTCCATATCAGGTATGAACGTAAAATCACCAATATCAACTACAATCCTGTTGCCTGATGACGTCTGAGTTATTTCTAACTGCCAGTGATATTTGCCTGGAACAAATGTGGCGCTAGTAGATGAGTCAATAGTAAAAAGATAGTAATCGACATTTTCTGTAGCGGCTATCTTATGTTCTGTTGAACCCCCGCCAGTGATACGCATAACATACTCTGCGGAATGAGTAGCTATGGGATAGTCTTCTACTAAGTCAGACCGCTTCCACTGAACAAAGTCGCCTACGACGATTTCTTCTGGTTCGCTCTCGGGAGCATTTGCAACGTCAAAGAGATTTGCCATAAAAATCCTCTATCGCCAAGAATTTACGAATCCTCTTCCTGTTTTAGGCACGAAGGGCTTTTTTACTTGGCGGCTTGGTTCCTTTTCGCGGGTATCATCATCCGAATTATGCTTGAATTTCGTCCTGTCTGCTAGCGCATTGACATCCACGTTTAGTATTGCTAATGCCGCTATAGCGTATACAAAACAGTCTAGTGCTTCGTTACGCGCCCTTATCTTCTGAAACACTCGTTTTTTATACCCTCTATGGAACCGCGTGACGACCTTTTCAGCCGTTAATTGTCTGAAATATTCGTCGTCCAAGTGGCTAGGAAAGTGTATAAACCCGGCCCCTGGCTCTTCTATCCGCATCCGAGCGAACAAAAGGTCTTTTGTAGTGTCTACACCGACCGGAAACAGGTTGCAGCGGCCAATATTGTTTTTAGAAGGGCGTCCAACGATGGGTTTACCCTCTCCGCCGACTCCTTTTATCGCGAAAACGCCTTGTCCAGCGTTTTTTTTAGCGTATTGGTAAACAGAGTTCGTAAAATGACCGCCAGAATCGATTGCAGTCGCTCTAATCACCATATCTCGCTCGTCATACGTCCGATAACGCTTAAAAATGACCGAATCTAGCTGTTGCCACAGTTGTGGCGTGCTCGGATCACCATAAAGCACCTCGTGACCGATAACATACGACTCAAAGTCGCGAGACCAGCCTACAATCGTCACTTCTAGCCGATTATCCTGCACATCGCAGCCAGCAGTGAGCATAATCACCTCTTCAGGGACTAAATCACCGTATTCTTCGCGTCTATCAGAAAGTGAGAGCTCATCAATTGTCTCACCTTGATCCTCAAACGTCTCTCCAAGATAAGTATTCGTCCATACACGAAGCTGTTCTGGGTTTTTACGAACGGACAAGAAGTCCCTAACTCCGTCCGAAATTGGCGTCCACGGGCTGTACAGACCGTTTATAGCGAAGCCAGCAATGCCATTAAAGGGCTCGTCAGCCACCCATTGGCCGTTCCTAATAGACCATCGGCGTTCAGCATCACTCCAAAGAGAGCCACAATGAGAACACGCGTAAGCCGCCGTCTCTGGATCATCGTCATTCCATTGTACATTTGACCACCTCAACTTTTGATATGTCTCACAATGCTTACACGGGACGTGATAGTGCCGTTGATCTGACTTCTGAAAGGCATCCTCTATACGACTAGCGCCTCGATTTGTCGGAGTGGACACCATTACGATCTTACGATTCCAAAATGTGGCTGCTCGTTTGCGTGCAAGCTGGATAGGATCGCCCTCAGAACCCGCTGAAGTAGGGTATCTATCGACCTCATCGCACAAAACCAGCCTGATGGGTCTTGAGGCAAGGGAAGCAGGACTATTGGCTCCTGTGAGCGTCAAAGCCCCGCCTGGGAAGATCTTGTGCAGCGTTGTATTGCCAGAATCGCGTGATCGAGGGTCTTTCACCTTATCTCTAAGGGTAGGAGTCGATCGAATCAGGCCGTTAGCCACACGGTCCTTGGAGAAGGACTGTGCCATCTCCACCGTAGGCTGTAGTACAAGTATAGGACTAGGGTCATTTTCAATGTGGTATCCAATGATATTGAGGATAACTTCCGACTTGCCCAACTGGGCGCCGGCCATAACAACTACTTCGCGAATAATAGGATCAGAACAGGCATCCATAATCCCACGCTGATATTCCGCACGAGAGGTATGCCAACGACCAGGCTCACTACTTGTTTGCGAGTCCAGCCGTCTTTTTTGGTCTGCCCACTGGCTTACGCTTAGTTTTTCCGGCGGCTTTAGCGTCTGCACCGCCTTCTTCAAGTGTTTCGATAGAGACAGTCGCTGTTGTCGGGTCAACTTTAGGGTCATAGTTAGATAGTTCTGTTAGTGCTTCGTTAAGTAAGTCTTCTAGTACTTTCTGACAACCACCTGCTTCAAGTTCTGATGCAACTACTGGGGCAGCTTTAGACGGTATCGATAATAGCTTCCCCTTGAAGGCACCCAATACATCTTCCCACGCACTTGTAACATCTTCTGCTACGACAAGTACACCTTTCAGCTTGGCTAGCTCTAATTCTGCGATTTCTGCTTCTGCATTAACTTTTCTAGTGCGGGCTTCATCATATGACGATCCCAATTTGACTCCGCCAGTGCTCATTTGCGCTTTCCCCTGACACTAAATGTTGTGGTCTGAGCGGATTGTAACACTATTAGTTCCAGAAAATTCTATGCCTAGCGACACATCGCGCCT